TGATCACTTCGACGAGATCTCTGGAATTTCGTTCTTGCCGCATAGTGATCACTCATATCGTCAAGCACCCTATCAGGATTGTACTTGGAATGAGTACGAAGAAATGCTCAAGAAAATGCCAGTCGATGTTGACTGGAGCGGTCTCGGAGAGTACGAGAAGGAAGATAACACTTCTGGATCTCAGACAATGGCTTGTTCTGGGAACTCTTGCGAAATCGTAGACTTAACAAACTGATCAAATCATAAGGAGAAAAATATGAATAAGATCAACGCTATCGTAACATCACTAGTTTTTGCCGGCGGAGTCGGAACTGCAAGTGGAATGGATACCTACGACATGGTATCACAAGAAGTTCAGGTTGCCGCTGCACAGCACGCATCCTTAAATGGAGAGCATCTCTCCGTAAATGTTGGTGGTTTCATCCAAACTGGATGGAGTTACAACAATGCTGGCGGCAATTCTGCCCTCAGTGGATTTGGTGTAGATCGCGCCCGTCTTATCATCAGTGGTGATATGGGTGACGAATCAATGTCCTACCTTGTCTCGGGACAATGGAGTGACACCACCAACTCTTTCGATCTTCTCGACGCACGAGTTGATCTCAGAATGTTTGATTTTGCAAACATTCGCGTTGGACAGTTCGTTCCTGGCTTTTATGCAGGTTATGTTACTGATCCTCGCAGTCTCACTACTCTGAACTATAGTGTTTCGGCACTTACTTTCGGTCAGGGTCGTGGACAGGGTGTCGAACTTTCTCGACACTTTGGTGATATCCATGTAAGTGGATTTTACAACAACGGTTTTGATGATACCAGCGGTGTAGGCAGCAATGACTACGCATTCGGTGGTAGAGTTGAATGTGCTGCTGTTGCTGATTGGGTGTTTGGTGCAGGACTTGGTTACAACAATGATGTTGTTGACTTTGTTACCTACACTGTTGATGCATCCTATGTTGGTAATGGTTGGCACGCTGATGCCGCTTGGGTCGCAAATGACTCAAACGACACTTGGCAAAACTACTCACTCGTTGGTACTGTCGGTTATGATATTGCCAAGGATTGGGAAGCATTTGGCCAGTATGAGTATGGTGTTCTTTCTGGAGCATCAGACGATCTGAGCCTATTGACTGTTGGTGGTAATTATGCCCTCAACAGTGCAGTTACTTGGACGACTAGTCTTGGATATTCATTCAATGCTATCGATTCAGGGTTTGATACGGACACTACTGGTTGGAGAACTTCATCAGAAGATGGACAGTTCCTCATTCGCAGTGGTGTTACCGTTAGTTTCTGAAAAACCATTTATTAAAAGGAATATAAAAATGGCTAATAAAGTAGATTCACATTGTTCGACAAGTTGCTGTCCCTTCGGATGGCTCAACAAGCGAGTCCTTGGACTCACCCTCGGAGTTTGGCTCCTAGTTTTCGCAATCCTTCCAATGTCTGCCCGTGGCATGGCATGGAGTGTCCGAAGTGTCGGAGGCCTCTGGGATGGTGGTGCTAAGGTTGTCGGTTTCGACGGCCCTCGTAGTGAGCGGCCCGCCGCTCGCCGCGAACGCTCCGCAGACTGATAATTAACATTATCAAAAACTAAATTAGAACAAGGAAGGGTAGCAATACCCTTCCTTTTTTATACATATAGAGCATTTGTTATATTGATTTATAGAAAGAGACACTATGCCAAAATCACAGGGATCGCTAGGAAAAGAAGTAACTGTATCCAGCGATGGTTTGGTAAGTAGTGAAGAAATTGTTAAAGGAAAAGGACGTGTTTCCTCACCACGTCCTAATGTAACAACTCCACCAAGACCAATATCTGCAAATTTTGGTGAAATTAGTGGTCTGTCTTTTTCTCCTAATCCTGTGATAAGGGGTGGTACTGGTAATGCAACAATTGAATTTGCAGCGGGTGCTACTAATGGTTTGAGTCTGATTCAGTATAAGTTTAGTTATGTAACTACTGGTGGTAATAATTATAATAATCGTTGGACTAGTATCCCTTTAAATAATAATACTTTTCAGTTTTTTCCAAATATAAACGCCTTTCGAGGCGCACTTGAAGTAAGAACAGTATTTAATAATACACCTGTCGATAGCAAATCAATATCCATTAAACTAACAGATCAACCAGTTGCTCCATCCTTTAGTTCTAATCCAACTATTAACGATGTGACTGCTGCCTCTGGAGATACAATTACTGTAGGTTCCTTCACTATCGCTGGAAACCCAACACCCACCATTACATATCAATGGTATCTTAACTCGTCTGCCGTTGTTGGAGGAACTAATAGTTCCTATACTACAACAGCAGTTGGTGGTGTGAGTGCAGCAGTAATTCTAACGAATAGTCAAGGTACAGTAAGTGCAACCGCAGAAGGACAAGTTGGCCTTGTCCCAACATTCACTGGAACACCTAGTGCCTCGGCTACTGGTGTAACCGTTGGTAATGCAGTAACTATTAATAATGTTGGTGCTACTGGAACTGCTACTATTGTTACGTCTTACATTTGGACTCAGAATTCTAGTGTAATCTCTGGTGCAACTCTACAATCCTATACAACATCTGCAACTGGACCACTTAGCGGTAAGGTAACTATTACCAATAACTTTGGTACAAATAATGCAACTGTTAGTTTCGGTACAATTGCCCCGATTGGTTCGAGTAACTTTGCTCCATACTTCACAGGAACCCCCGCAGGATCCACTACGAACCCAGATGTAGGAGAACGCATGACGTTCCTTACCTACGGTTCTACGGGTCTTCCTGCTCCTACCACGACCTTCCAGTGGTACGATGATGGTGCTGCTATCTCTGGTGCTACTGGATATGCCTACGTTCTCGGTTCGACTGGTGGACTGGAAGATGCAGAAGTTGCCTACGTTGTTACGAACAACGGCGCTAGTAACTATATCATCGATGGTGCTGCACAGCCAGTCCTATCCATGACTAGAGGTGTTCAGTATACCTTTGATCTCTCTGGAGTTTCGACAAGTCACCCATTCAGAATTGCCACTACCGAAAATGGTTCGGGTGGTCAATACACAGATGGTTGGACAACCAATGGAACACAAGGTCAAGCAGGAGCAAATGCAGTGTTCATTGTTCCTGCGGACGCCCCTGCGACTCTGTACTACTACTGCGGTAACCACAATGGAATGGGCAACAGCATCAATGTCAGAACCGTTCCTGCCACTGATGTGACTATGACTGGTAACCTCACAGGTGTCGTGACTCTCACTAACAGTGAGGGAACCACAGGTGCTACTATAGACTACGGTACGATGCTCAACGCAGACATCACTAACCTCTCACTTAGTAATGTCGTAGCGGGTGCAACACTAACCGCAACCGTAACATACGGTGGTACATTCGATAGTATAACATGGACAGGAGTTACTGCATAATAAATGCTCAGTAATAAATAGGTAACTTTTTATGCCAACACAAACCTTTCAATATTTCGTTCCAGTAGGTTCTACTAATGTTTCTATCACTGCTGCAATGTTTGGGGCTGGTGGTGTGACTCTAGACACACTAGCATTAACACAAGCAGTATCAACGGGATACATAACTCCTACTGGTTCTCTTACCATGCTAAAGGCACTGATTGATTCTAAATCAGATGGTCAGGTTCTTGATTTATATACTGGTCATTATAGTTTGATGGGAACAACTCAAGCAGCAGCATATGGATTTAGTGCAGACTTTGGTCCAGGCGTTGGTGATTGGAATGGAATTGATGTTTATAATTCAATCACAATAAAGAATGGTACGGTTTCTTTCTATGAATTGCACCAGCCCGCTACAGGATCAGCAGCAGGCACATTCACAGTTCCAAACACTACTCAAGAAGATTTCATTCAGATGTTTGATCCTGATTCTACACAGGAAGCAATACGTCTGGCAACATATCCTCCACAATTCGGTGATCGTGTGACTACATTCAAGGTAGACGCTCGATCATTCGTCTTGGGAAGCAATGCAGCAACACCCAGCGGCATACTTAGTGTTACTTATGATAGTGGAACATCAAGATATTATAATAGTGGTTTTACTGTCACTGGTGTTACCCTAGTAAATGATATAAAGACCATGCTTAATAGTGTTGTCTCCGCAGAATCATCATACTCAGGAAGAACTGCGGCAGCAACTGGTATTGGTTTAGTAATGAATATTAATCCAAATGCAATACAAGTAGTTACAGTATCAGATTACAGTGAAGGACTCAGTGGAAGTGATCCCATAATAGGAATCACGTTTGCTGGTGGTACTAGTTCTTGGCCATCTAGGAGTAGTGATTCCTTTTACATTAATGAACTAAACTTCTTCGGTAGATATTCATTCGGTACTACGGGTGCTAGTGGAACATATTACACATATGATAGTAATACAGTTACATACAAACCATTATCTGGCACTTGTAAGAATCTTTATCTGCCAAGAGTTTCAGATCAGGCAGGTCATGGTCTAAAGTTTCATTCAAATGGTTTAAACCTAATAGATGGTGTAACATTTATTGGTGCAGGTAAATATGATGCGACTCACGCGGGTAATATGTTCTACGACGTTGCACGGGCGGGTTCTATCCTTAGATTGCGAAATGTAAACACTTTCATGGGTAGTGGAGTATATAATACTCAGACAAATGGAACATGGTTTGATGCAGAAGATTGTAGGTTTATTGCTCCTGCTATGAGAGCAGTCACCACTGCTACTGAAGATAGAATAACAATCAACAGATGTGAATTTATAAACGGATTATATACCAACAGTGCGATCGGTAGACTCAATTCAGATCGTGGCCCCCATGCGTTCTATAATGGTATGCCTGAGTGTAGAATTACCAATTCTGTTTTTGACTTTGACTCAAACCACGGACAAGCAATTTCTGCATACGCAGGTAGTTTTATAAACACCACAATCACTGGCAATATCTTCCGTAACCTGCCAAGACCTGTCTCTCTTCAATGGTCCACCAACTTAGAAGCAAATGTAATAAACCAATTAGAAGATTATCCCGGATATGAATTCTCAAACAATCTAGTATATGTCGATCAGTTACCAGCCAAAGCAGCAACAGGACAGTCCGGCCTTGCTTACAATGGACAGGCGCCGCAATCGATTGCTTTTAAACTTCAGGGTGTAATTCCAGGCGGACCAACACTTGATGGAATCTATGGCATCACAGGTGCATTTGCTGTTGATGATAATTCTACAAAATACTATATCAGATTATCCGCTGATCAACTACCCCGTGTTAAAGTACCTATGATAAAGTATGGATATCGTATCCTAGATGGTGTTGGTTACTTAATAGGCACTATTGATAGATGGGATAATGTAAATAATCAGGAAAATTATCTCACTTCTACTTTTGAAATACTAGGTAGAACAGGGCCGACTGGTTCTGAATTCAATGGAGCAATAGAAATATATCTTGGTGCTTCTGGTTCAACATCAGATACCATTACTGGCGGCATAACCTGTGGCGAAACTCTATTAATGAGAAACATACCACCGATTACACTCAAAAATAATACAATAGTACTGAGTAGAGATCTCATAGAAAACGAGGGGTCAACAGGACACTATGTATCCAACACGGTAAATTTAACATTCGGTGGTGGAAGTAGTGGTCTTGCTGCGGGTGTGGCAAGTGCAGGGCCGATGGAATTCAGAAACAACATAATTTACGCGACAGGCAATCTACAAACAACAAAGCGAGTAGGTTTGTCTGGTGGATATGATATCACCACTGGTGCTACATTAGATATTGGTGCTAATGGTGTGTATAAAGGCACTATTAGTATACAGAATGGAAGAAGTATAGTAAGTGAGAACGTATTCTTTGAATACGCTTGGAATGCTGAAGGTTTCGTGGATGGATATAGTGGTGGTGCAGATATACAGAGAAAGAACTGTCTATCAAAGTCTCTGGGATCTACTTTAGATAATGTATATAATGGCGGCCTTTTAACAAACAGGAGTGATCAATTATCAGCATTTGATAAAGTATTTACATGGAATGGCGGAACAGGTACAGTATCACCTAATGCTGGATATTCTGGTATCGGTCTGAACTGGAGTCAGTATCCAAAATGGGAAGACATTAAAAACTTAGGATATACATTCTCGGATGTTTATAATCCTCTTGGTGTTCCCGTAACGCCTGGATCTGGTTACAATGTTGAATTTAAAAATGATTACACTTGGGGTGTTACTTTCTTTGGACAGACAATAAATAAAGGTTATCACACACGAACAGGAACTACTCTCGGCGAGAAAAATACACAAACAGGTATTGCCGATCTCTTTGCCAGTCGATCTAATCCTACACTACACTTAGGACAACCCGACGTATATAATATGGATTCTTCTGGGTTTACTCTAGACGCATACTCTTTCCATGCCGGCGGCGTGAGGAGAGTAGTGGTTCAGGTAGATCGTGGTGCTGCTTCAGAGATGACATATACGGGCAATTTGGGTGGTTACACTGGAACTGGATACTACCAACACTACTTTGATCCCACAGGATTTAGTGCAGGAACTACACATGAAGTTCGCGTAACATCAATTCCTACCAACGGTATAACCAGAACTAAACAAATGCTACTCTCATATGTTAGTGGAGAGAATAAGGTAACGATTGGTACAACACAAGGAATTAGTGCTGGTTGGGATGCCATACGATCTACTTGGGATCCTCGCAAGAGAAATATAATTGAACTTGGTGTGAGTGGTGATTACATTATGGGCGAAAATCCCATAACCACTGAAATATATCCTTATGGTTGGGTTGAAGTTATACCAGCAGCAGGTGTTTCTGCGTCAATAAATTTATCAAGATTCCTTTCGGGTACTACCACAGATAATCCTAATTGGGTGGAAAACAGGCCTTGGATGCATCAAATGAAGTTTAAAAACATCACATTCACAAGTATGATTCAGCAAGGTATGACACAGACTAATGCCGGTGTGAATTTAGAAGATGCTGCATTCACAACTAGATGGTGGATAGATGGATGTACTTTACAGAGTAACTGGTATAGTGGAACTTCGGGTGCAACAGCCTACTGGGCCTTCCCCAACGAGACGCCAGTTATTGGTGTAAGTAATATGTTCCGTAACGCATATTATCAGAGATTATATTTTACTAATAGTTTTGGATCAGAAAATCAGGGTCAAATGTGTGGTGCTGTGTTAGTCAGAGGATGTACTCAGGATTTAAATTTCCAAGATTCGTACACAAATACAATGGCATTAATTGATTCATCTTCAACCAGAAAATTAACTCCGGTCGCCACCAACCTACATGCAGATCATTGGCAACTATTTAATGGATTGAGCGGACCTTTCACAAACAACGATGGTGTAACCTTCGCTCACCCAAGCGTATCAGCAACAGGTCCCGTGGCCGTTGTGATGAATTTTTTGTTGTATAACTATTATGGTTTTGATTATGCTCCAGCAGGATTTACTCTATCAATGGTACAACCTTTTGGATTTTTTGGTACGCGGAGTGAGTATTATAAGGATGTCGCTCATATTATAGGTAAATGGGGTGCGGGGGAGACTTCATCCTCGGGAGCAAACGCAAGCGCCTCAATCGCTGTAAGATATGATCATGTAATGTTGTTAGGAATTACATTAGACACTAATCGCGTGCTTGATTTTAGAGCCAATTCCGTGGGAGATATAACCAAACAATTTGGCCCTGTTCTGATGCAGGGTGTAAGTGCGTTAAATATTACTAATGGTAATCAAAATCTTCTTAATCCTGATAATCAGCCTGGAACTATAAATCAGTTCAAAGCAATAGAACCAATAACACCTGATGTTATATTCAGTGGTCCTGCTACAGATGATAGTTTACTGGTAACACAATACCAATGGCACATACCAGGCGCCTCTATGGCAAATCGTTCCTTTGATAACTTCTATACCCAACATTCGAGTTCGTCCTCAACCCTTAATTGGGGTATAACTGCTCAAAACGGGCCAGGTGTAAGTGGATCTCCAATCAAGACAATCGTGGCATTAGGTGGATGTGGTGACACTTGGAACAACGATGCGAGATTTGCCTATAGTAACACCAGCAGCGGCAATGTTAGTAGTATATCATTAACCCATTTTGGTGCTGGTGAGACCGCCGAAGCAAACGCATGGATCGATTTGGCTGGAGAATCAGGATGGTGGTTCAGAATAACCACCGATGAAGGATTCATGTATAATAGTACTAAACTAAAGAAGAGAGAAGAGAATAACATAATTGATATCAGTGGGTGGAATGCTCTTCAGTTTGGTGGTATAACAATGTCGCCTGCCGGTATTACTGGTTCATCAACAGGTGTGACGTTTGAAATAAGGAGAATGACATGATATCATTCAAACAATATATAATAGAGGTCTCCCCACCAGGCTTCAAAGGTACAGTCAAGGCGATGAAGAAGCATAAAGAGATTGACAATCCATATGCTTTGGCATGGTACATGAAGAACAAGGGCTATAAGTCAAACTACGATGCTGATGGAAAGAAGAAGAAATGAAAGCGTTCAAACAATATCTCGGCGAGAAGATTGACCGTGATTCCTTTCGGAAACACTGGAAAAAGGCACCCATTCTGACTACGGGTGGTGGCGACTTGAAGAAACGTGCTGCTTTCTGGAACTCATACTTCAAACACTTTGAAAACAAATATGGAGAGATTCCAAATCGCATCAAGAATGCCATGCAAATGGCAGACATGAAACCCAATCCAACTATCACATACAAGGGACGAAAGTTCTCCATGCGGACTGGCATGGATGAGATGGATCTTCTGTATCATGTGCTGAACGAAAGTGTAACAGATCTACATGAAGCCCGTTTAGTGAATGTCAAGGGTTGGGCAAATGGTCAGAAGAGAAAACTTGTCCTATGGAAACCCAAGTCTAGTCATGACATCAGACCATACCATACTCAACATCTAACAAACAATCCAAAAGACTATGGTCTGAAGGAAGAGGACTTTCTGAAAGTCTTGGCGAGATCCTATGGGTTTGATCCCGAGGACATGGAGACACTCCGTGCGTTGGATGGTATTAAGTCTGGTAAATATGATCGTGATAAAGACATCGACAACTTCATGTACGGTCAAGGATGGGCCCGCATTGTGTTGAATGATGGAATAGGTTCTATCGAAGGACCAATCAAGGCGAATCTACACTCCGCTGCGAAACTCATCGCAAAGAAGTATACATGGTCGCAGATTGACTTCATGGAAATCGGTGACGTTCTCAAGGATAACGCCGAATCGATCGGCGATGAGGACACATGGAAGAGTTATCTCAAGACAGGTAGAGTTCCAAAGCGAACCACCATTGGCTCTACAATGGCACGATTCCGCGAACACGTTGATCTATCAGAGGCATACAAAGGTGACATGCTCATTGGGTGGGTGGACCCCAAGAACAAACTAATCCTGCACCCCGAGGGTGGTAGGATGGGCAGGTTCCACACTCAGGTTCTCACCAACAAGATGTCGGCAGAAGAGTTCCGCAAGTTCCAGCCAGACAGAATCGGTGTGGGTATCGCAAAGGATATGGTCAAGTTCGTGAAGAGTGGTGACATGACCGAAGCACAACTCAAGCACATCATTGACAAGTCATACGAAAACATCTATAATGCACTCAAGACAGGTAGGTCTGATGGTGACTATGATACTGAGTTGAATCTAGAGAAAGCAGGATGGGTCAAGGTCCGCATTGATAGAAAACCCAATGGTCGTTCTTCTGTTCTTGGTGATCTCGATCGATGCCAAGCAGCAGCGAAAGTGATTGACAAGAAACTCGGTGGTTGGCAGGGTATCAACACCGATCAGTTCTGGGTCAGAGACGGCGGTACAATGGTTGCAGATGAGAAAACATGGGACACATACGTCAAGACAGGTCGAGTGCCAAAGCGAACTGATATTGGTAGAACAATGTCACAGTTTAGATAAACCCTCAGACTGGCACTATGGCAGGTAGAGTGTTTTTGATAGCATTCCCATACGCCTATTCTCTGCGCCCCACGGAGAGTGTCAGTCTGAGGTTTTTTGTTTATATACATACTTTACTTGGAATCAATTAGGAGTCCTATAATGGAAATCACACGCAAAGTAACTGAACAAGATCTACAGGAGCGTTCCGATCACGAAGAGCGAGAACTTCATCTATATGCTGATAACCACGCTGATCTACATAGACAGCGTACTTCTATGGTTCACAAGAACCTTCGTAACAAAATGGCAAGTGGTAAGTATGACAGCAACAAGGCACACCGTGCCTTCGTTCACGTTGCCAAGGATGCTGCGGATCGTTACGACAAGGCTCACTCCTCACCAGGCACGAAAACCTTCAGCAAGGATCACATTCATAACGTCGCCAAGAAGATGAGAGATCAGTTTGAAGACGAAGCAAAGGATGGTCATCACGATGGCCTTCTCCACAAGAAGTATCAGAAGACTAAGAAAGAAGACGTAGAACTAGACAACGATGCCCTCGTTGAAACAGTAGAACTAACTCAATATGAAGCATTGGCAATGAGAATCATCGAAGATCGAGAAGAAAAGTATCTTGATGATCTCATTGAAGCAGAGATCGCAGAAGAGGAAGTTGAAGTAGAACTAGACGAAGATGCCGTAATCGAGAAGATGATTGAAGCAGGATACAGTGACGAAGAAATCGCAGAAGCGATTGAAGACTTATCAAAAACTGAATAAGTATACGAAAATATAATATATGTTGTGAATGCGGGAGGGCTTCGGCCCTCCTAATTTCATATATAAATATAGTAACAAGGAGAAAGTTATGCAACCAGGTCCATTTAATAAAAACATACAGAATCAAGATTTTTACAATAGTATCGCTGACATTGTATCTAAGATCAATGTTGATATAGAGCAAGCAAAAATTGATAATAGTCCTATCTCCGAACTAAAGATGCCTGCAAAGGACGCAAAGGGTAACATCAAGAGCCGCAAGGTTCGTGGTGCATATGCTAAGGGTGCAGACAAGGCACAAGCCGCAGGTGATAAAGCAATGGATAAGGCTACCGACATAAAGTCTGATATTGACGATACAATCAAGAACATCGACAAGTCTCTCGACGCAGAAGACAGACGAGACGATCGGAAGCGAAAGGCTCGTAAGGAAGAAGTCGAGCATGTCGAAGAGGCAGTCACCACAACCTTGAAGTTTAAGAAGGATGCCGATGGTGCAGCAGCAGTCGGATCTGAAACAGGAAGAACTGGACTTCTACACAGTGGAAAGAAAGTCAAACCCGGTGAGTATAAACTGACATTCAAGAACGATCGGCATATGATGAAGTTCATGGACAAGCACGCCGATCGTGTCGCAGAAGATACCGAGGTCGAAGAAGGCAAGTTAGTGGATCGTATTATGCGAAAGCGTAAGCAAATGAAAAACAAGGGGACTATCCCCGGATCGGATGGTTATTGAAATGGATATGAGAAACTTCTTTGGTTGGGTTCAAGGAGTCAGGTCAAATGGTGTTGGTAAAGACAACTATCAGGCTGCTCAGAATATGAATGGCGAAATGTCAGACAAAGGCTGGCGACCTGAGGCTAAAAGCGTCGGAGATGTGTATCTAAAGATGCAAGGTTTAGATAAACCAGTTGACAAATCTACAGAATAAGGTATAATATTTACATGATGTATCAAGGTAACTTTACGCACGATATGGTTGAGGACATTGAGCCTCTTTCCACAGTGCAGGATGAAACGGGTCGGTTCTACAATACGCCACATGGTAAAATGGCAAGTGTGACGACCGTAACAGGCTGGGAAAAGCAAAAGTTCTTCGCAAAGTGGAGACGGGAAAACCCCGAAGAGTCTAAGCGTGTATGTTCACGCGGCAACTATCTCCACGATGCGATTGAACAGTATCTTCTCAACAACGAGGTGTCAGAGGATCAACTGCCAGGTGGCAGTAAGTATCTCTTTGCACAGATGAAAGAAAGTCTAGACAAGATCAGCAATGTTCGTGCCTTGGAGGCTCCTCTATGGAGTCAGGCTACGTCTCTCGCTGGTCGTGTTGACTGTGTTGCTGATTATGAAGGTGAACTATCGATTATCGACTTCAAGGGTTCGACTCGCAAGAAGAGAATCCGAGACATCGACAACTACTTCATGCAGGCTACTGCTTATGCAATCGCATGGCAGGAGCGAGTGGAACAGCCAGTGAATCAGATTGTGATTCTCATTGCGTCGGAGGAGGGAACCAATCAGGTTTTCAAATCCACTCCACAACTACATACAAAGCCTCTTCTAGAGGCAATCAAGAAGTATAATCAACACTTCGCTCAACAGGGTCAACTATGGTAAACTTCACTTCCTTTCTCAATGAGGGTAAGAACACACATCTTACTCATGCAGCCGATCTAGTCTTTGAGGGTTATGCGAGGACTAACTTGGCTGTTAACTTCATTGAAAGCGTGGCTACCATGCTGGAAGGAAACTCCAAGTCTAAACTAAACGTCACACGCAAGTGGGACGGCGCACCCGCAGTGTTTGTGGGGATCAACCCAGAGAACGGCAAGTTCTTCGTGGGAACCAAAAGTGTCTTCAACAAAGGCACACCCAAGATCAACTACACGAACGCAGATATCACCCGCAACCACGGACACGCTCCTGGCCTCGTAGAGAAACTCAAGGTTGCTCTCAAGGATCTCAAGAGCGTCGTGGTGGGTGGTATCTATCAGGGTGATATGCTCTTCATCAAGAGTGATCTAGAGACGAAAGAGATCAACGGAGAGTCGTTCATTGCGTTCACACCAAACACGATCACCTATGCTATTCCATCTGACTCTGATATGGCAAAGAAGATTACCAAGTCTTCTATGGGTATTGCGTTTCATACCAAATACACTGGTAAAGATATGGCGAGCATGAAGTCATCCTTCAACGTAACCAAGAAGAGTTTCAAGAAGAGCAGCAAGGTTCTAGTCGAGGATGCCACATACTTTGATCAAAGTGGTAGAGTCACATTCACTGCTGGTGAGATGAAGAGTGTAACAAAAGAGGTAGCAAAGGCCCGTCAACTCACAGACTCCAACAAGGCTGGACTGAACTGGCTCGCGGGCGAGAACAAGATCGTCGCATTCCTCAACATCTACGCGAACTCTACGGTAAAGGCTGGTGATCTCACCTTGCGTTACACAGACTTTGTTGCGATGATCAAGGAGCGATACGAAGCAGACGCAGCGAAACTCAAGCGAGAAGCCAATCAGAAGAACAAGATAGCACAGGGTAAGCAACTGATCTCAATCATCCAACGCAACAAGAAAAGTATGGATGGAATATTCAAACTACACTCAGTGCTAAACAAGGCAACTCTACTCTTGATTAATAAACTAGAGGGTATCAAGAGTTATAAAACATTCCTGAAACGTGCTGATGGCTTTGAAGTCACTGGCGAAGAAGGATTTGTAGCGAGTGATCATTTAGGTAATGTAATTAAACTAGTCGATCGTCTTCAGTTCTCTAGAGCAAACATGACGATTGACAAAAACTGGATAAAGGGTTGATATGTACAATAAAGAAGATGCTCATATAGTAAACACTAGAACGTGGGTCCTACTTAACCACGATACACACGGAGTAGCACATAGAAAAAGATTCCTTGAGGAATATGGTGGTTCCTTTATAAAGGTCTATTCTGGCTACGCATGGCGTGATATTCCTGAAGAAACTGAAGTTGCTGCCGAACCAAAGACAATCTATGTAATAGTTGATCCAGAAGGTAATGAGATTATTCCTGACAATTTTCAGGGGTTTTGTAGAGAAAACAACCTAAATAAGAGTGCGTTGTATGGCGTTGCAAATGGTCTTAGGGCGCATCATAAGAAGTATACTTGTTATAGAAAGGAAGTATAATATGGAAGCATTACAATCAGCATTAGGTACGGTCTTTTATAGTATCGTGCTATTCGTCGCAGGAGCAGTCATTGGCGTTCCTGCGTGGGCCTGGGTAAGAAAGTTCTTTCCTTGGAATCGAGATTGATAATGATCCGTGTTTCCACGGAGGATACTCTTAAAATAAACAAAGAGTATAATATAAAGAAACACGGATCATAGGAGGGGACAACCCCCTCCTATCTTTTTATACATAAAGTATGGCAAAAGCAGCATTCACATTTGGACGTATGAACCCACCCCACATCGGTCATGAACTGGTAGTGGAGGCTGTTCGTAAAGCAGGAGGAAGAAATTCATTCCTCTTCACTTCTCATTCAAATGATACAAAGAAAAATCCTCTAAACTACCGAAAAAAGATCACATACCTTCGTAAGATGTTTGGTAAGAAAATTAAGATTGTAGATGACGCCGGCATTCGTGACGTTCATGCCGCACTTGAATACCTTAGCGATAAGGGATTCACAGAACTACGCATGGTAGTAGGATCTGATCAGGTAGAAGGATTCAAAAAGGCCATTCTTCCATATGTCGATGACTATGGTATTACATTCTTTGAGGTTGTGTCTGCTGGAACAAGAGATCCTGATGGTGAAGGTGTCTCTGGTATGTCAGCATCTAAACTAAGGAAGATCGTGGCTGCTGGCGACTTCGACGCCTTTCAAGTAGGAATGCCTAGGACAATATTACCAAAAGATCAAAAGAAACTATACAATGATCTTCGCGTTGGTATGGGTCTAAACGAAGATACAGAAACCTATTGGTTTGATCACGATGAATTTGTTCTGTTTGAAAAGATGTATAATTTATCTGAAGATAAAGACATACTAAAACACGTTACAGATTTTATCGATTGATTAAAAAACCACCCCGAAGGGTGGTTTTTTGTTTCATTCTCTTGTTGTTAGTTTATCTAACTGAATTCGTATCCAAGAAAGATCTGTCTTGATTCCTGCCAAATCTGTTGCTATCTTCAGCCTCATACCATCAGCCTCATCCATTCGGCTTTCAATTTGTTTCATATCAGTTTCCATCGCTTGAAGTCTAATGGAATAATTAGCGTCTTTAACTGCTACTGTCCATACCAGTGTTGCGAATGTTAGTAACCATGCTGTTAATGATCCGATCAAGGCGTAACTACTTTTTCTCTCTGGACTCATTTTCTCGGTGGTCATTATTAACTCCATTAATGTAATATATGTATTACTTATTGATTCTTGCTAGGAGGTATATACCCCACTTTAAATACCAAGGAACTACTCTATTTATAAAAAACCCCGAAAACCTTTGACATATACATATAGAGGTTAATTTAAGGAACAATCTAATGAGATACAAAGAACTGCTTAGCCTTTTAGAGAGTGAATACGACGTAGAAGTCGGGGGTGCCTCTGGCGTCCTAAGAACTGCACAGAGTGACTTCGGTACATTCCGTGTTGAGAATGCTGCCATGATTACAAGAATAAATGCCTTTATTCACAACTATCTAAAGGAAGCATGTCTCGATCCCAAGCAAACCGTTTTTGGTCTTCGACAGAAGTTAAACCAAGTTGGTCTTGACTTTGAGTTTTCAAATAAAAACAATGTCACTGAAGGTGCCATGGATCTCAAGTTGACTCGCTTCGGTGGTATCTTCGGCAAGAGTGACACAACTCCATTCGACGAGTTCGATAACGAAGATGGTCTTGAGAAGTCAATCGGTCATGGACTCACTCTTAAACTAGAAACTACCATCAACGAGAGAGGTCTATACAAGATGGAAGGTAAGGTTGTTCCCACCATCTCCGAGACTTCAGAAGAGGTTGAGGTAGAAGAAGCAATAGTTGGTCGGACCAAGCCAAAGGACGCAAAACACTCTACCATGCGTAAAGACTACGATGGTGATGGTAAGGTAGAGTCTGGAACTGACGAGTGGAAGGGTTCTAGGGATAAGGCCATCAAGAAGGCAATGGCTGCAAGAAAAAGGTGAGTTAAACCAATTTAATTATTATGAATTTTCCTTTACTTGATGATGACAATTTTATGATGTATGCAATGAAGATGTATGATAATCCTCAGTGTACCGAACTTTCTGAGTTCTATGAGGATTTGAATAGAATTAAATATATCAAGAGGTTACTCGGAAGATATCATACGAAGGGAAATCTGAAAGATAGGTTGATACTAAATCATATTATAATTTTGGGAAATGTATTCACTCCATCGGGTACTTCTCGAATGCTCTTTCTGAAGGTAGAACCCCATTTACACTCGTATTTAAAGACCTTTCTAGTGTTCTTGAATTATCTACCAAACAGCGTACCAGAAGTCCAATTTGAAGACATTCCATTCGACGGAAAAATAATACGGATTCTTAGAGAGAGTTAAAATGAATAGACTAGTAAACGCCTTTGTCATCTACCAATTCATTCGCCTACTGATCAAGCCATTTGATAAAACAGATGCCTTCAAGTTGGGAATCATCGATAAGGATGGTAACTACTTAAAGAAGCAAGGCGACCTCAAAACAACAGAAGAGAAGAAGGCAAGTAACATCTTCACTCGTCTTGTCTGGAACATCAAGAAAATCTTAATGAAGGTTCCTCTAGTCAGAAGTAAACTTGGTACGTTTGCAACTGCTCTATATCTTGTAAGAGAACAAGCCGAATATATTGGCGCCGATGGTGATGACATTGAAGAAATTCTAGTTGAGTATTTCAAAACTACTCACCCCGCAATTATTGATGAAATCTTTTCTATGGACTTCACCGAAGAGAGTAAAGGTTATATCATTGAAGGACTAGAACTTGAACCTATTGGTTCTTTTATGAATGTGCCAATGTATAGATTAAATGAAACTGTTGTTTCTGCTATTGATCTTAACGAAATTCTAAATGTTGCTGGTGGTAACATCGGTGGAGCAGAAGTTCCTAACCCATCACCAAACATCAAGGGTTATAGTAAACCTTTGATGAAGGGTGTTGAAGGTATCACATACGGAACTCCAATCAGCAAAACTGCTCTTCACAGAAGAGACAATCCTATGTTGGTTGGTGGTAAGAAAATGTCTTTCAAAGAGGGTCGTGATATGTTCTTGGGCAAGAAGATATATGAAATGGATAATGGCGACTATTACAAATGTATCAATGGTCGAAAGAAGTATGAGCGATGGTCTAATAAGATCAACGCTGAAGAGATTGAACACATTGAACTCAAACGACATATTCAAAAGTTTGGGGAAGCGATTATTAAGAATAAGATGACAGGTGAAATGTGCTTCTTTAAGAATGTCGATATTCAGGAGGATTGATTATGTTGGAAACCTTCCTAACCACCGAGTTTCTTTCACTCATAGGTGGTAGCGTAGCAGGCTTTATTTTTAAGAGCCTTGCGGAGAAACGCCAAGATGAAAAAGAAAGATTCGAGAGAACAATTCAACTCATCGACAAAAAGAAAGAAGTCGCTGATGCCGCCGTTAAGAGAGTGCCACTCGAAGCAGGTAAGGTTGTCAGGCGGACTATCGTGCTATGCATACTCTTTGGAACGATCATCGCCCCATTCATACTGCCTTTCTTTTCCATACCAACAGTAGTAGAATTAGAAGAAAGTCGGTACGCACCCCTTGACTTCTTCGGACTTTTCGGTAAGAATACTTATATCTCGTTTCAAACTATTAACGGGTATCTGTTCACAACAGAAAACAGGCAGATTCTCGTCACAATCGTCGGTTTTTACTTCGGACAAGCATCCGCGAGAGTTAAATAGGGTTTAAATAAAGGTTAAATTATGATCAGACGAATGTTACACCATTTTACTATTCAAATCGCTCTATGGAGTGTTCTCGTCCCTCTCACGGGATGTGCAGGTAATCAGGTACTTTTAGGTAAAAACGACGACAAAACAAGGGAACCTATCCCTTCTCCTGCCGTAATTGCAGATCACGAGTCGTGGTATCCCGCAGCAGGCTTCACTATTTGGTTGGTTTTGATTACTGCCTTGGCAGGATTTTGGTGGTGGTCAGGAAGACGATCCCATAGTTCTAAATAGGTACTTACAGATATAATATGAATCTACAATATCACCAACAGGCGATCCAATCGCCTTTTTGTTTGGTGTCATTATTCTTTTGATATCAACGCCAGTTTCCATGAAGAATGATTTGTACATGTCATCTTTCGATGCGTTTCCCTTACCAGTGGCTAATTTCTTTATTGTGGTTGGTGGAACTATCTCAAGAGGCTTTCCAGCCTTCCATAACTTATATTTTAATACACCTGTATTTTCAGCAATCTGAAATACACGCCCAGTAGCATTAAAGGCATAACCTTCGAGTGCTATCTGATCGCAAGCAAGAGTCTTCTCTTCGGCCCAATCAGCAATAGATTCATATCTTTGCTCTTGTGTGTCCCAGTCAATGAAACCTTGTCCAAATATATTAGATCTATATGTTCTGGCATGACGCTTCGTTTCCGTTAGGAAGTAGAAACTACAACCACCAAACTTAAAGTCGTCAGTGTCATTATACGACGCAAATACGCAAATTGCTGGACAAGTCAGAGAATAATCTATACCCGCAATAATCTTCATACAAGTATTTATGCGGGCATTAACCACTCACATTAGTTCTCTTCTATCTTATACTTTGGAGTGGCACCAAATCTAGCATATAAATCGGTCCAGTTATTATCCCATGTAGTACCAGTGGTTTCGTTGCTGCCTCTAACAAAAACAGTGTCTTGGTTCCATTGTTCCCAACCACCAGTCCAACCATATGTGTATGTTACACCTGCGGTAGATACTATTTCCAATGTTACTCCGGGATTTGCTGTTTGGAAGTTATTCTTATCCAATGTAGTACCAAATGTAAGTTGAAGTCCCCTATTTGATGCGGTGAGTGGTTGCAATGATATCTTAGACATATTTGCACCAGTAATACCAGTGGCAATTTGACTAGTTCTTGGTGCGAATGTATTCACGAATGAACCACTTGAATCTGTTCTATAAAAGGAATTGTCAGTATCAGCAGCAAAAATTCCATACTCGGGCGCGGGATACACATACACATTAGACCAAGTTATTCCTGCACCATATCCTTCTGTTGTTACACCATTGAGGTAGGAACTAATATCATTCGTATTAATAACATTAACATAACTATGAACCTGATCTAGATCAGCGACTTGGTATGCAAAGGATACAGTATCGGTAGTTATTCCGTTAACGTAGAAGTGATCGAATGATGCACCATCATATAAGTTTTCATTTCTATCGTACTGTACGTTTAGTGCTGATGGGCTTTGCGGTATTCCACCCAATGATATGTTATTCAAACCAATATGATGCCAATATCCAGCAAACTGAATCCAGTTATTCGTAGTATAACTAGTTACCCTTGTAACGCTGTCTCTTATGAATATGTAATTGTTGTCTGTGTATGTCGCAAAGCCATTTTTAGGTGCGGATCGGTCAAACAATATGGTTTGTAATTGAGTATCGCCTGTTCCTCCACCTGAATTTTCAACTAGATGGCCACCATAGTAGAAGTTCTGGTGTTGAAATGTATCATGACTTTCAGGATTACCCCACCATTGATGCAGATCAACGTGTGTATATGATGAACCATAAGTATCTGCTGCATGTCGGTATGGTTTAACATTTGTTGCGTAGTTGTTTATTGAACACAAAGCACCAGTCGCTATATCGACTCTTAGTCCAGACATACGACAATCACGCATTAAAGAACACCATGAGTGGCCGGGTGTACTAAGATTAACAAAGTTACAATCAACATATCCTCGCCACGGTTGATTATCCGCAGACCCACCGTCCCAGTTCTGTTCTATTCTCGTTCGTTTTAAAGGCGCCCCAGCAGTACCATCATCATTCAATGACTGAGCATCACCACCTACAAGAGTTGTATAACTTTCAAGTGTAAATCCTCTTATGTTACCTGTTGTAACTCCTAAACTCTGGTTAGAGTTATATGCAATATTTAATGTTGCACCCGCGACGTATGTACCACTGACGCCTGTGCCTTGCTTTTGTCCGTATACATTAAACTGACCAAAACTAACACCAGCACTAGTACCAGTTATCCATTCGTTTATCGAATTACCTGTTCCATAAACATCACCTATCTGTATTCCAAGATAACCAAAGTTTGTTGATGTAGTTGGTGCAGAATCACCAGTAGGTCCACCATTTCCTTGATAGACGTATTCACCAGCAACAATACTGGCAATATCAGCACTTGACCCTAGAATAGTCGCACGAATGCCGGGAGGTCTTTGTATGTTTGTGTAGTCTGTATCATTATACCTACTCTCAAAGGTACAACCATCAAAGAGTAAATTAGCGTATTTTTCTTGGTAGTAGTTACCACCAATATAACTATCAGAACTAGAACCAATAAGACAATTCTTATATCGAATGTAGGTTAGGTTAGTTCTAACATCATTCGTCATGCCTTCCATACCACTCCAATATACTGAATTTCCTCCAGTGGGCGCCACTGTGATCCAAGATCTTCTTGAAGTATTTTCTGTAGTTGATTTCGCAAGACCCTGAAGATTCCATACATTATTCAAGGTGCAATTGTAGTTGACATGAATCTCGTCGAGTGTAAGTCCAGAAAGTGTATACCCACCATCAAGTGCGGCCGCGAACTCAGCATCATTTGCTACTGTTACAATATTGAGAGAAGGACGTTGAAGAATCTTAATTGTTTGTGTGTCTGTAGCATTTCTTCTGAGTGTAAATGTATTCATCGAATCAGGAACTAATTCAATTTCCTTTCTATACACAAAGGAAGAGGTAGTTCCCTTATCAGGGTACGTTAGAAACGTCTTAGTACCAACATGGGCAGTGACGCCATTGTGTATTATGGTAGGAGCCGTAGTTAAGTATTCTGCTGGATTAACATTCTCTCCCACATAGTCAATAATATATGTGGATGCCGTAGTTACCATACCAGAAGGAATGGCAAAGCGAGCCACATCGATATCTGCAACCGAAGCCCCAGGCCCGATTATAGAATCAATCAAACCACCAGTCGCGGCCGTTAATGACCAACTATCACTGGTTGGATTAAACGATGCAGAAATTCCACTAGCACTGAGAGTTAGTCCTGTACCACTCCAATTGACAGGCATACCAGTTGTAGATCCTGTTCCTTCATAATTTCTTGTAGTATCGATTGCGTCTACAAGATACTCTTGACTGAGTGTGAGTCCTGCATAGTCAATAAGTTGAAGACCGTTATAGTCACCACTTGCAAATACTCTTAGTTTGATTGCTTCTTTATATCCAAGAGGAGTATCGTTTAATTCGTATGCACCTATCTCCCGACTCGCAGGCCTTATTGTGCCACCGATACTATATGGTAGTCCCTTGGTTGTAGATTTTCCTATAGAGGAATAACCCACACCATATCTGTTGATGTTTCCACCTGCACCTTGATCACCGACATTATCAAAGTAGTTACTTGAGAGTTGAGTTGATCCATGCGTCGTCGCTCCTGGCATAAGTTGCCAAGCACTATACGCAGAATTCCTCACATCTACTAGACCAGTAAATGTTACTCCTCCAACATCAGTGCCTATCTGTTTGAACACAGATGAGTCCGCAATAAATCTTATTGGTTGGATGAAGTCCGAGGCTCCGTTTCTGAAACTAAAAGATAGAGTAGTTGGGAAACTACAATACTTGAGAGCCATCCTCCTCGGCCCATTTTTTATTTGTGCCAGAAGACCCATTCTAGGTCTGGTATATTGCTCAAAGGAACAATTACTAAACACTACGTTATCAATTCCAAGAGTAGGGCCGCCCTGAAAGAGCATCGGTTGCTCATCTTGGTATATACGATAGTCTTGTACAAGAATGTTATCCATCGTGAGTCCTGTGATTTCCGTGGCTCCTCCGACTTGGAAACCATCTGGGTGTGCCCAGATTGCCATAAACAATTCAGTACCTACTGGTAGTTCATTGGTATAATCTATGTCCCTGAATACTATCTTCTTATCAGCAGTAGCAGAAGTTCCCCATAACTGTGTTTGCTTGTATTGAGAATATAGACGTTTGCGGTTGACTACACTATGTTCCTCACCCGACTTCCAGTATCCACAAAGGAAGTCAGATCGTTGCATATACCGATCACTAGGATCTACACCGCCTGCTGTTGATAAGTTTGTTGGCCAACTGAATGTCCTTCCGGCACTGGCACCCGACACTACATTAATAATCGTCTCACCACTTGCACCCAAGGTAGAACCCGTAACTACAAGGTAATCCTCTGTTGATGTGGAAGTTTGAAAGAGAGCCTTATCTCCGCCAATAGATTCCATCTTATTGATGGTCATTCCTGTTTCAAGAACAGAGAGTCCTGCACTTGATCCGTTTTGAAGAAACGACCACGACAAATACATGGGATCGAATGAACAATTGGCCGTTACGTTCATATACTCACAAGCACCACCAGCAACCATAGAATTCAAGTGAGTATTGTGAACTTCGTGCCTTGCTACTCTATTGCCATTAGTGGAGTAGTCATAGAAACTAGTTTGGGTAAGTTCATGAGACTTAATACCATATGTTCTTCCCCCATCTTCTTCATTCCACCAACTATCAGTGATAGTGCAATTGTTATATCCAGAATACTCTCCGTTGATGGTGATAGTCGGCTGTGAGTTCTTTAGATCAAGGGTCACGCCCTCCCATACAACATGCTCAATTCGTAATTCAGGTCTGTTGTAATTGCTCCACGTTCCAGCACTATATGTACCTTCTCTACTCTGTGTTATACCCCCATCAACCCTGTATGGTGAAATCACAACATCACTTGTATTACCTGCTTTGGCCTGAACCTCATTCCAAAAACCATTCGTAGTACCAAGCCCACCTTGTTTGAAGGTATAATTACCTCCACGAAGTTTCAATATTCTGTTGTCTTCATATGTACCACCACTCGAATAACCAATAAGACCAGAGATATCTGCATTCTCATCAAGATCCTCGGGGCCTTTCTCTAGCACAACAGGAACAACACATCTTATGTCTTTATTAATGATACGACTATTCCCATTAACGGGAACTAGTTTTGCGTAGACTGTTGTGGTTCCATTTGAAGTCACGCCGGCGGGGAAGAACATGTCAAAGTTATAACCCTGAACACCAACAGCATTTTTCGATATAGTAGATGAAGATGCACTTGAACCATGACACCAGACTTCAACATGATCTATACCTGCGGGATCAACCACATCTGCCGCCACCATGAAGTTTTGTGTGGTGCCTGGTGAATACAGACGAGAGAGCATATGCAATCGTCCAACCGCTGTATCACCATAGTCTATGCCGTGAGTCGAATTAGATGGTGCAGTATTTGCCAGAGCAAAGTTTGGAGTGACGATCGGTGCTGTAATACCAACCGAAGCCGCAGTCGTCTCTATGTCTAGTGTCACACCACCAGCCCCAAACATTGCCGCAGTGATTGAAACACTGGTTGAGCCAGGAGCGATATAAAACTGATAACTTGCAGTCGGGTGATAGAGAATAGGCATAATGACCCCATGTTAATGTTATACTCTATGTAGTTATCTTAAAGCCCTTACGCTCCAATGAAGAGATAAACTTATCACGCCCAACCTTACGCACATTTACAATGTTAATGCCAGTGAGTCCACGGATAGCAAGGTATGCCTTAACGTAGGGAATGCAAGGAGGAGCAACTATTATCAAATGCTTATGCTTCAAGTAGCCAATATCATGGATAATCTTATTAAAACGCTGCATTTCATATGGAAGGGTATACTTATGTAACTTACGAGGATGAATGGTTTCACCCTTACGAATAAGAGATTTACCTTTGTTGGTAAAGATACACGAATCAAATTCAAAGAGAGAAATGTATTGCATGGTAGGTTTGTATTCTAAAACACCTATTTTGATAGGATTATGGTGAAGTGTATTAATGTGTGGCTAAATGGGGTAATGTGGGGAGAGAGGGAGAGAATGTTAGTTATTTCCCCAGATGGATCCATTGTGGTTAGATGTGCGATCTAACGTGTCATGATATGATTTAGGGGTGCCACGTTTGATCTTGTCGATCATCTGCGAGAATTGTCCTCCAGTGGCACGATCAGGCGTCAATAGCGTATCAACGGCACCTAATGCCCCAGTAATATTCCGAGAGCATTCGTTATGCTCGCATTCAGGACAATCAATAGGAGAATCTCGGGAATCAATGGATCGCATGGAGTCATGGACATGATTGCATTGTTTACATGTGTATTCATAGATTGGCATCGGTTTGTTCCTTAGCGGTTAGTTCTGTTATGTTAACGATAAAGCCAGAAGGGATCTTCTCTATGGTAGAGCAATGATCTTTATTCCATGTAGAGAGTAGGGTAATGTGATCCTTATCTCTATGGATGCAGTAGCCTATGCTGTGCATCTTAGGGCATGGCTTCTTGGCTTCTCTGAGTATATCTTTAGTGGAATTCCAACCAGTTTCGCCATACTCCTCGGCGTCTATCCATATCACCTCTAGGATGGGATAGTCTGGTTTCGATTGTTTCATAGTGAATCTCCGTAGGTATTTATACCATAGCAGGGCAATGTATGAATGCAAGTAAAAACCCCTTATTTCTAAGGGGTTTCAGTGCCTGATTATGAGCGGATCAGGCGATCATGTCGATGAAGCGGTTGAGGACGACTCGGCTGGTGGATCGACCCTTCATGCTCTTGAGGAAGGCATTCTTCTTCTTGGCAGTGGTATCGGTGTCCTTCACTGAATCCATGGCGTCGGAAGTGTCGATCTTGACGGTACGGATCAGGTACTGTTCATCCCATCCCATGCTATCGCTCGTGGCGATGGCGTAGTTATCCGACTTCCAAGTCTTAAGACCATCGTACATCTTATCGTGGTCGCGGAAGTAGTGGTAGGAGTGGCGCTCGAACTTCGCAGGAGTCCAGTCGGTGAGGAAGAAGTTAACGACCTTGGAACCAGTACGCTCCTGAAGCATCTTCGTGAGCAGGTTCGTGGCGTTCTGCTGGTTGACGCGGGTTCCGATGCGGTCTCCCTCAATCTTGAGCGTACCGTTGTAAGGAACGTGCATCCCGTTACCACTACCGTCCGTGAGGAAGACAGTGTTGACAATCTGGACATTGTTGTTCTTCTTGAAGGAAGGAACGATGTCGATGGCAGCAAGAACCGCTTCGTTCAGAGGAGTACCACCGAGACCGAATTCTCGTCCCACGGTCGGCAGCGTGTCTCGGGAGTTCCATGTCTGCGACTTGGCGAGAGCGTAGCACTGCGGAAGAGCAGCGTCGAGTTCTCTCTTGTTCATACGGCTGGAGAAGAGATTCAGCAGCGTGAAACGGTAATCAGTAGAAGCATAAGATTCGCTATCCGACTCCCTAGTACGATTCTCATCGAATTCGTGCGGCATGATACTGGAGAAGGCATAGACCTCGAACGGAATGTTAACCTTCTTGCAGAAGAGAACCAACTGCATGACCTGTTCCATCGTCTCGGTAATCTGGTCGCACATGCTACCAGACCAGTCGAGGAACATAACCAGCCCGTGGTTCTTACCCTCACGAACCGTGGCATTCTTGCGGAAGACATCTTCGGACCACTTGTAGTTCATCATCTTCACGGTATCGAGGACACCCGACTTCGAGATCTGGACTCGCTTGTGGGCATCAGCCTGCTTTTTCATCTCGAATTGCTTCACCAGTACATTGACCGTGGGCTTGGATCGGACGATGAACTGGCGGCATTCTCGATCGCTCGTTTCCTTCGCAGCATTCACCAGCAGCGAACCAGCAAGAAGACGATGAAAACGCTTGTAGTCAAGGATATGACGTTCGAGGTCAATCCGCTTCAAGGTTTCCTCACGAGTATCATAGTTATCCGAGATTCCGTCTCTCATAGCGTCTGCCACCTTCGAGAAGGCAGATTCGGTGATCGACTCGGGCACGTTCGTACCCTGCTGGACAGTAGAATCTCCGTCAGATTCATCGCCACCCGCATCGGGCGAGGAATCAGCATCGGCACCGTCATCGGTGTCGTCGTCTCCGGCTGAACCGGAGCCCTGCTGCTGATCCTCACCCGAATCGTCATCCGAATCGTCGGAAGACTCGGGCGAACCTTCGCCCTCACCGTCGCCCGACTCGGATTCGGTGGATTCCTGCTCCTGCTCCTGCTCCTCGTTATCGTCGATGATCGACGCGAGGAGGTCGTTCACGATGTCGAGAACGTCGGAGAAGGTATCGGCGGACTTGATTCGGTCAATCCACTGCGATTCAGCAGGGGCGAACGGAATCGTCTCACCAGCATGGATTCCAACCTTGAATTCGAGATTCAGACGGTCGATGAGACCGAGATCGGACATCGATCGACCTTCGAGGCTGAAGAGATCGCGGTTCATAAGATCCACATACGCATCGAGGAAGTCTCGGCGCAGTCCGGGGAACTGCTTCTTAATCAATCGCTCGATTCGTGCATCCTCGACCACGTTAACGTACTGCTGAACGAGGGCATAGGGAAGACCATGCATCGAAGACAACTCTTCAATGTTCGACTTCCAGCCTTCGCATGGAGTATGCAGGGCGTGAGCCACTTCGTGACCGACGAGCATATCGTACAGACTGTTCGACATGTCCTGCCAGACTGGCAGCGTAAGAACTCGGTTCTTGAGGTCGAAGGAAGCAGTTTCGGCGGCTGGATCATGCACTACCGAGAGATTCTCGGTTGCGAGGAGACCCGCGAGGATGGTTTTCGTGTTGCTCATGCGTATATTATACCACAACCACGCCCCAAGGCAACCCATATGGAAGATATTTCTCAAAATGTGGATAAAATGTGGAAAACCAAGGAAATCCGGTGAAAAATGGACTATTTTTCCCATTTTTGTCGAAATCCGGTTGACAAGCAGCCGATTTTATGGTATTCGCGTGCGTGCGGGCGCGTTCCTTCTATAGTCGCTCCCTCCGAACGTCCGATATCCTTGTGGATAACTCTTTTCGACCCATAACTGCTGATTCGGCAAGGGTTTACGTCAAAATCTCACTAATCTGGGCAATATATCGCATCAATGGGTTGCCTTGGGGCGTGGTTGTGGTATAATACTTATGTCGAGGAAACGATCCTCGAAATTCAGA